ACTTAGCCATGGTGTTTCTATAATTAGTTTTTGTAAGAAGATCGACATGTTATCTGCACGTTCTTTTGACGCAGAGATAATCATAATCTTTCTTTCGTTGTCATTAAATAGTGTCCACAACACAAACGCACCAGTAATCCAACTTTTACCTACACCACGGAACGCTTGGATCTGCAAACGTTTTGGTCCGTTCTGTAAGTAGTCAGCTATGGCATACTGTGCTCTGGTAGGGCTAGGAAGACTCAGCTCTTCCCACAGTGCTTGTAGGAAAAGCTTGAAGTCATCCTTCAGACTATTTATTATTTCGTGGTCCGTCATCTGTACCTAAAATGTCCTCTATATCTTTTTTAAAAAATCTTCGCTTATATTTACCTTCTATAATTTTACGTTGCTGATCTCCTGAGATAAATTTACCTTCTGTCTCTTTTTTTACCGCTTCTTCTAGTAGTTCTTTCTCAGTTTTTATTGGCTTACCACCACGAGGTGAGTTTATAGGATCTGATTTAAGAGTTCTTCTAAATTTTTTAGATGGGTCTAGAAAGTCATATCTATCTAAAAACTTTACCAAGTCATCCTGTATTGCACTTTCTTGATACTGAAACTTAGCTTTCTTAGTCTTACCCTTCAGTGTAGGAGCCATGTTGATGATAAACTGTAGCTTACCACGTAATATATTAGTACGCCACTTACTTATATCTTCTCTAATAAGTTTTTCGTTTAACATTAGATTAATATAAGGTTTTTTAGTGTCTGGATTAATTCTAGTACCTAGTTTTTCTTTCAGCTCATCATAAGGAGCATATAATACATCATGGTAGTCACCTATTCTTCCTACTACTGTGCCATCAACACGTTTAACTACAACGTCTCTAGGAGTTCCTGATTTATACGTAATTGACTTACCTTTCATTTTAGGTATATCTAAGTCAATAACTAATCTATTTATAGGAAGTGTATTTTTTTGTAAGTCATATAAAATAGCTTCAGACGCATCTTTTAGACTTTTATATCTGTTATCATACAGTATACGTACATTATTAGGGCTATGCCTAGATCCTTTTCTAAAACGCTTTTCATTTGGTAACGACCAGAACCAGTCCATAGATTCTGCTTTACGTACTAAGTGTTCTACATATGCTGTAGCTGGTTTATCAGCCAACTCTCTTATAAACTGGTTGTCTTTAGCCCACGTATTCCACTCAGATCTAAACTTACCTAGCTCTTTGTAAGCATTAGGAATCATTTTAGATATGTGAATAGGTCGACCTTTACTATCGAGCTGTTTAAATACATCATTCTCAAAACGATTCATCCACAATGCTTTTTCAGCTGGACCGGGAGTTTTACGCCAAGCTGGTGGTGGAGTGCCGGCTCCAATGTCCATAACTCCAGCTTCTTTAATTACGTCCGGTACAACGCTTTTTCCTTCACCTTTACTTAGTATTGAATACCAATCTTTAGTGGCATCAGATACTATGTTTTTAGATACTCTTCTACTTATTACTGTAGCTATACCAGCAGGCAAATCTTCACCAATAGTTCTACCTAATATACCAGTATCAATCGCTAAGTCTGTAAAAAACTCAGATGCAGCTGATGGATCTTCTGGATCATAAATATATTTCTTTCCAAACTCGCCAAACTGCTGCATTTGTTTTGAAAACTTATTAGGATCTAAAGATTGCATTCTGCTTTCTCTAAGCTTATCTCTATTCTCTTGATACTGTGCTCTTGGTGTGTCAAAAGCTTCCGATAGTATATCTTCTTTGTTCATCGCAAGATCTACATCTATGTCAATAAATCTTTCTGGGTTTTCCTTATACCTTTTTAATTGTTTTGGCGTTAAATAATCTTCTGGATTAGCTCCACCACTGTTAAAAATCAGTTGCCTGTTAATTTCATCATCTTTTTTACTCATCTTATATGTGATAAAATAGTCTGTTCTCTATCTGTAATACCGAATGTCGACCTCATCCAGTCTTGCCATTCTCTACTACCTTTTTCCTGATTGCATCGTCGACACGAGGGTACAACATTCGTCGTTGTATCTGTACCTCCCTTGCATTTGGGTCGTACATGGTCGATTGTAAGATTGTGTAACTCATAAAATTCTCCGCAATAAACGCATTGACAATCGAAGTGCTCTTTGATAGCTCTTCTCCAGAGCCGTTTAGATTCTGAACTTGTCATGGTTATTAAATTGTGTAAATAGTAATCAGGGTTTGGTAGTAATGGGGTCATTAACGTCTTCTGTAAGCTCTTCTCATAATTCTTCTTCTCATAGGACGACGCCTACGCATCATTCTATTCTGTCTGTTAGAAGTGTTGCCACCGCCTCTTCTATAGAATCTGTTTCTAGGGGTAGGTGCTGTTTGTCTAGCCTTGCTACGCATACGTCTGCGAGCCCCTATTCTTCTTCTTCTTGCTTCTACAGCTCCACCTCTTGCACGGTTAGCTTTGCGATTTTCGGCAACTAGCTTGCCACCTTTATGTGACATATCGGTTTGTGGACCGGGCTTACGTCTACGACGTGCTCTTTGTAATTTAGCACGATACTCTCTTTTTTGTGGAGTATTATTAATGCGGGTGTTATCACGGATATGTTTTCTACGTGATCTTCTATTCCTACGGTAGAACCTTGCAGTTCTTCCGGGTCTAGGACTTAATCTTGGAGCCATAAAGTCTACTCTTTACTAAATTTGGATCTACTTTGGGTATAACGGAAGCTAACCTATCTAAAGGACTACCTTCAAGAGCAACACCTGTAATATCGTTGGTTTTGAGCCAATCACATGCTGCCTTCAAGTCTTGGGTAGTTGCTTCGCCACTTTTTATTCTACGTAAGAAATCTTCTGTAACAAGATAGTGCAACTCGTTAAATCTTTCTTCAGCAGCCTTTTTAGGTATTACTCTTGTATTTGTCATTCGATGTCTAATCCTTTTTTAACTATTTGTAATGCTCTGTCATCGAGCTCGTTATCTGTAGATTCAACTAGCTTTTCTAGCAAATCGACAACAAACTTCTTGAACTTGTCACTTTTTAGACTTGTTAGTACAAGTGGTTTAATTAGTGCTAACATTATTTAGTCTCCTTTTTAGATTTAGGTGCTTTCTTTTTAGCAGCTGCTACTTTAGCTTTAGCGTCAGCTTCTCTTGCTGCTATTTGTATTGATAGTGTACTCATTAGAATGATAAAAATTTCTTTTTTTCTGGTTTAGGTGGTAGCAATGATTGTATAGGTACGATGTCCTGACACAGGAAAGCTACCCGTGTATTTGGTCTTATAGTAAAACCTTGACGTTGTAACTCTGCACATTTTAATGCTCTTACAAGTTCGTAATCTAATTGCATCTTCTCCTCTTGACGCTTGGCAATACGTCTGCATTGCTCAAGACCACGCTTGTCTAGAGGAACCATAAAGTTAACTTGAAATCCCCAGTTTTCATTTAATGAATAACTAGAGGGATATAATTCTCTTGTATCTTCATCTGCTGTATAGGGATTAGTATGGTTGCCCATATAAAAAGGGCTAAATGTCATTGTAGATCCATTACATGATATGTTTGGACCATACGTTTGACGAGAAGCTGCACCATTATTTTGAAATTGTACAGCTTGATTTGTTACATTACCCGTAGCTGCTGCTACAGGATTTGATGTATTATTTACATCTCCTTCACTAGCTAAGATAGGACTTATTGTGAGAAGACTGATAAGGAAGTAGTAGTAGTATTTATAGTCCAATCTGTTGTTGCGTCTATTTGTTCTACTAACCCTGCTGCTCTTGATGTGACTTCGAGTGTCCAATCTGCTGCTGAATCTGTTACAGAAAAAGTTGTATCTGATGCTGCAATGTCTCCAGAAGGAGTGACATTTGAGCCTGACCAAGTTTTTATTTCTGATCCAAATACTTGTGTCTGTTTTACTTCCTGTACTGTTTGAGTTGTTGTTGTCGTTGAGTTCATCGACCCTGTAGTAAATTGTGGGGTCACTGTGTTTGCTCTTGCGATTGCGGGTGACAACAATGCTAAGAGAAGAATCCATTTCTTCATGTTTTTGGTTTGTTTTCTTTGTCTTTTTTACCATTACCAGTAGACAAGCCAAACGTGGCTAGTGCACCAGTAAAAATTGAAGCGACGAAAGTGATATCGCCTGCCGTAGCTGACTTCTTAATCATAGGCAGCTCAACATAACTTAGTGTAATAATAAACCCTGACCAGATTACAACACCTAGACGCACTGCTGCACCTAGTACTTGCATCTGTTCATCATGGTCATCTATGTTTTCTTTGAGCTTGGTAAAGAGTCCTTTTTTTTCTGGCGGTTTTGTTTCCATTTTGTTATTTTATCCTGTAAAAACTTCTGTATCTTTTTTCTAAGCTTTTCTATAATCGGTTGAGTTATAGTTGTAGCTGCAACAGCTGTTACGGCTGCTATAGCTGTAGGAACTAATACATCACCTGTAGGTAATTTATAAGGTGGAAAAGGAGGTGGTAATGTAGGTGCTGGAGGTTCAGCAGTTTTTACCGGCTTTGTACCTTCTGGTTCTCGTAAATCACTTGGAGGTACAACCAAAGGTACATAACTCGGTACATCAGCAGTAGGTAATGGTATAGATATTGTTTCTATATTTTCTACAGGTGGAATTACTATGCTGGGTATCTCCATTTATTAATAAAGCTTTTTACCGTCAACAATAGCTTTGTCGATAGCTGTAAAAGATTCTGTTGTCCAGATAGATGTTGTTTCGTCTAGCTTTTTGTAATCTTTAATTATTTCAAGATGCTCTACATTACGCTTGATTCTATCTTTAAATTCATCTGTAGTTTCATCTTCAGTTTTAGCGATACCGATTTCAGTAACGCTATCACCAGCAGCAGCAAAGATAGCTGCGATTTCATTAGTAGTTTTTTCTTCCATTGTTTTAAAAATAAATAATTGTTTAATGTACAGCTTCAAGTGCTGCAACTTTTGTTGATAGTTCCTGTACTGCTTTAACTAAAATCGGAATAAATCTTCCATAAGCAGCTTCCAGTTTATCTGGATTTTCTTTATATACTGCTTTGATATAATCATTTTTACTTCCTAATGCTGCATCTATTTCTTGAGCAATAAAACCAAGTTCTGTTTTTCCATCATTGTCACTAGCTTCACGCATTGACCATGTGAATTTTCTTGGCTTAAGTGCATTAATTACATCAAGTCCATCTTCTGAATCAACAATATCTGTTTTGTCTCTTTCATCAGATAAAGAACTAATTGTTTGAGTTTGACATCTTAGAGTCTGTATAGAGCTATTTCCTAATGTTATTTCGTTTGCAGCTGTTGCAGAAGAAGGCTCTGCCACATTACCAAGAACTATAGTATTACTTCCAGTTGTTGTGGTAGTATTTGCTTCTTTTCCGATAGCAGTATTATTGTTTCCTGTAGTTATAGCATTACCAGCTTGAGATCCTAAGGAAACATTATTTACACCAGTTGTGCATGAAACCAAAGCATTATATCCAATACCAGTATTATTAGCACCAGTTGTGTTTGAGTTTAAAGAATCTTTTCCAACTGATACGTTGTATGACGATGTTGTGCTTGCAACTAAAGCTCCTGTTCCTACTGCAACGTTATCTGCACCAGAGGTATTCGCTTCAAGTGATTTATAACCAACAGCAGTATTATTACCACCAGTGTTATTAGTTAATGCGTGATAACCTACAGCAGTAATGTTACTAGATGTCGTATTATCTTTAGCAGCAGCTTTACCTACAGCAGTGTTACGCACTCCAGTAGTGTTTTGGTGTAACGCTCCTTCTCCTACAGCAGTGTTATTATCTCCAGTAGTGTTATTTTCCATGCAAGAGCCACCAATCGCAGTATTACTACCAGCAGTTGTATTTGCATTTAAAGCAAAATATCCGATACCTACGTTGTTAGAGCCGGTTGTGTTTGCAAATAAAGCTCCTTGGCCTCCAGCAAAGTTGTTATTTCCTGTAGTGTTACTTCCTAATGTATCAATACCTATACCTGTATTTGCATTACCTGTAGTGTTAGCATCTAGAGCATTAGCACCGACAGCAGTGTTTCCAGTTCCAGTTGTGTTTACTTGTAAAGCATCTTTACCTACAGCTGTGTTATTATTTGCAGTTGTCGCATATGCAAGGGCTGAACCACCAAAAGCAGTATTATTATTTCCTGTAGTACAACGTTGCAATGCACCCCAACCTAACGCAGAGTTAACTTGACCTGTTGTATTATCTGTAAGTGAATTATATCCAACTGCTGTATTATATCCAGCCGTTGTATTAGCATCTAAAGCACTAGAACCTACAGCAGTGTTTTGAAATCCAGTTGTGTTTGCATCTAAAGCACTTTTACCTACACCAGTGTTTCCGTAACCTGATGTATTACTTTCTAAAGAGTAATGGCCTACTGCAACATTATCGTTGGCATTGTTATGGAATAAAGTCTGCATACCAAGAGCAACATTTTGAGTTCCTGTGGTATTAAGTGCCATAGAATTATGGCCCATAGCCGTGTTTGATGATCCTGTTGTGTTGCTAGTTAGTGAACCATAACCTACAGCGATGTTGTTTGAGGCTGTTGTGTTAGCATCTAAAGCTAAAGCACCAACAGCTACGTTTTGAGCTCCAGTTGTGTTAGAAGTTAAAGCAGCGTGACCAATTCCTGTATTGCTACTAGCCGTAGTATTTGCATCTAAAGCATTAGAACCTACAGCTACATTTGACTGTCCAGTTGTACTTACCCTTAATGCTTGCCTTCCGATCGCTACATTATCATTAGCTGTGGTGTTAGCTCCTAGGGCTTCATCACCAATAGCTACATTGTTTGCACCAGTTGTATTGTTTTGTAATGCTAAGTATCCCATAGCATTATTTTCTGACCCAGTAGTAGTATATCGTAATGACTGAAATCCTACTGCATTATTTTGTGTACCAGTAGTATTTGTTTTTAAGGCATCAGTACCCACTGCGGTGTTATTATTTGCTGTAGTATTTGCTTTTAAAGCATCTTTTCCTACAGCTGTGTTTGAAAGTCCAGTTGTAGCACTACTTAAAGCATCTTTACCTACCGCAGTATTTTGGTTTGCAGTTGTAGCACTACTTAAAGCACCTTGACCAACAGCTACTGAAGAATTACCAGTTGTATTCGCAGTTAAAGCCTTATAACCAACAGCAGTATTATATTCACCAGTTTGGTTGGCAGCCATAGAATTTGAACCAATAGCTGTGTTTTGGTCAGCAATACTTTGATTTGTTAATGCTCTATAGCCGATAGCTACGTTATCATGTCTAGTAGTATTAGCATCTAAAGCTAAAGCACCCACAGCTACATTCTGCGTTCCAGTTGTGTTTATTTGTAAAGAATGATACCCAACAGCTGTGTTGTGATCTGCAGTTGTATTAGCATCTAAAGCACCTTTTCCTATCGCAGTG